AGGTGCGGCATTGGCCCGTGCAGTTGCACAAGGGCTGCCGATAGCATCTCAGACAGCGCGGCCAATTGCAGAAATGCTTGCGGCTTCTCCTACTGCACAAACTGTTGCGTCTGGTCTTTCTGGAACTGCAACTCAGGCTGGCGTTGAGGCTGGTCTTTCTCCTTTGGCCGCATTGCCGCTTGGCGTAGCTGCTGGCTCCTTGCCGTTTTTTGCTCGTCCTCAAAGCCTGTTCTCTTCTAGAGATGGTGCAGTAAGAGACGAAAACATCAAAAGGCTTACAGAAGCTGGCGTTCCTCTTTCGCCTGGGCAGATGCTTGGCAACCCATCAGCGCAGACTTTTGAGTCAGTGATGAGGTATCTCCCAACATCTGCTCCTACTGTGATGCGATTTGAGGATGACCAACTTCGCGCTTGGACTAAGGCAGTAAATAGAAACTTCGGCCTTGATAGCGATATTGCTACGCCTGAAGTACTGTCTAATTATTCGCGCCAATGGGGAGCAAAGGCTGACGCGCTTGAGCAGGCAACTGTTCTTCGCCCTGATAATGCTTTTGCCAAAGAAGTCAGCGATATGCGTTCGCAATACAAGCGAGGGCTTGATGACTCACGATACAAGTCTTTTGACAACGAACTGAAGCGTGTTGAGGACTTTATCGCGGCTCGTTCTCAAGGCGCGCAGATTTCTGGCGAAAACTACCGCGTCATCAATGGTGAGCTTCGTTTTGCCGCTGATAGTGCAAAGCGCAGTGATGATCCTGCTGTCCGTGAATACGGTAAGGCTATGGATCGTTTGCGCCAAAGCTTTCAGGGATTGTTGGAAAGGTCTTCAACGCAAGCCCCTCCGACCGGCATCCCTCAGATTGCAGGGCCGCAAGTTGGTGCTCCTCGTAATCTTGCACAGGAGTGGAGAGACCTTGATCGCGAATATGCTCTATTCTCTCGCGTCAGAGAGGCTATGGGCAGTGCAACTGGCAAAGATAAGCTGAACACCGGCTTTATCCCACCAACTGCACTTGCCCAGGTCCAAAGAGCTTCGCTTGGCCCAGATATATACAGCACAACTTCTGACCCCTTCACGCAGCTTATTCGTGCGGGCGAGGCTGTCATTCCGAACCCAATTGCAAACAGTGGTACGGCGCAAAGAAGTTTTGCACAAAACGTGCTGACAGGCGGTCGACTGCTGTCTACGACTGGTGAGGGGCGAGTAGGAGCTTTGGCTCAAGGTGGCGCAGCCCTGTTAGAGCCTACTGCCGCTGCGGCAATCCCGTACTTTGTTGCAAAACAGTGGTATGCCCCAGCTATTAGTCCAGAATTGCGTGGTATACTTGGCTTGCAGTCGCTGTATGGCGGCACAGAGGCGAGATAGCCCAGCAAGACAACCGCCCTGCCTCGGCATAAGAAGCGAAGTGTTCATCAAACTTTAAGGGGCCAATTGGCCCCTTATTTTTCCCTATTGACGGAAACAGATATTTCCGCGTAGTCTCCATTCAGTCGCTGATTCGCGGCTAAGGGGAGACGCAAATGCAAGTGATCCGGTTGGACCATGACGCCTTTTCTGGTGTCTACACATTGTATCTACACGACCAAGAAGTCGGATACATTTCCAAGATCAAATACGAAAACAATGGCCGTAAGGGCTTCCGTGGCGTCAGCGTTCACGGACAGGTGATCTATGCCTACAGCCTGCTCTCGGCCCAGAACCTTCTGGTGGAGGCTTACCATTGAACTGGCTTGAGCATTACAAGGCGGTCAAGCACCGCATCGGTGTAGAGGCTCCTATTCGCGCTGGCAAGGTTGTAGTTGTTAAGCCAGTCGTGAAGATCGCCTACGTAGGCCCAGAAGTGCTGCCGGAGCCGGAGGAGACACCGGACACACAGCTTCTGACCGGGCTTCGCCCCTACAGGCTTGCGCCTTTGCTGCTGCCGATCTTGCGGGCTCACGACTTGCGGTTCTTGGACATCAAGTCGCCTAGCCGTAAGAAGGTCTACAACTTGGCTCGCTTCGAGATGTACTACATTCTCCAGAAGGACGGCATGTCCCTCAGCCAGATCGGCGCTGTCTTCAATCGGGACCATTCGACTATTTTGCACGGCATACAAAAGTGGAAGGAAAAGATCGGTGAGTGATATTCAGAATTTGCTTCATGCGCGATCGGCTACGCACGGAAACTTCGGCAACGTGGCGAACGTGGCGCAGAGGATCAAGCGCGTACTTCACGACACTGATGGATGGTCTTTCCTGTCAGATGAACAGGCTGAAAGCCTCGACATGATCGCAATGAAGATTGCACGAGTTCTTTCTGGTGATCCAAGTCATGCAGATCATTGGGAGGATATTGAAGGGTACGCAAGACTGATTAGCAACAAGATCGCATCAGACCGCGCGATTGATAGCATGGAGCGGTCCATCAGGGAAAAGGTGGAAAATGACAAACAATCAACTGCAACAACTGATCCAGAGAATTGAGAAGCTGGAGGACGAGAAGTCCACACTGATGCTCGACATCAAAGAAGTCTATTCGGAAGCGAAGTCCATGGGCTTTGATCCGAAGATCATCAAGAAGGTCGTGGCTATCAGAGCCAAGGATGCAGCAAAGGTTGCTGAGGAGCAGGCACTTCTCGACACTTACATGACTGCACTCGGTATGCTGGCAGACACTCCTCTTGGTCGCGCTGCGATTGAAAGGGACTTGCGGTGAGGGAGGACTTCTTCCTCGAAATGCTGCGGCGAAGGCTTGAGTCGGACGAGAGTACGATGCTGGCCTTCAACCGCTCTGTGATCCACGACATGCTTGCGGTCTTTGGCCGCCAGAGGTCGCGGTATCAGGAGTGCAAAGACGCACTGAAACAATATGCCTGCGACTGCACTGTGTTTTGCGGTCGCGAGCATTGGGGCGAAGATTACTGCGGGTATAAGGCTCAACATCTTTCTGGGGAGAAAGACGATGGCAGCGATGAAGTACAGGTCTGACGACATTCAGGAACTCAAGACAGAGATCGATTTCCTAAACTACAAGATCGAGAATTATAGGCGCGGACTGATCCGCATTGTTGAAATGGAAAGCTATCCAATCGAGTCAGGTAGCACCGACTACGATGGGTTGTATCCGACAGGTAAGTTCGCGCTGAAGGTTTTACATGGGGAGTGGCCGGAATGAGTAGAGACCTTGTGAAGCAGCTGCGCGCTGCAGGTCGTGCTTTTATTGATAACCAATACAGCCTTTATACCCGTGCCGCCGACCGCATTGAGCGACTGGAAGCGGCGCTGCGGCAAATTTGCGATGGGCCGCGTGATGCTGACAAATCCTATGCAGAACTGTTTGCGGAAGTGTGCTGGGAAGCCCGCGCTGCACTAGGGGAGAAGAAAGATGGGAATGTATAGACATAAAATGCCAGACCGTGAGCAATCATCTGAGATGAGCCGCGCTGATTATTGGGAAGCCCAAGCATCTATGTGGCATGAGAACTATAAAGAAGCTATGGCGCATGAAGAAGAAGCTCGTCGCTATAAGGTAGCTCTAGAGCGGATACGTGACTCTGGCTATGGCACAAAAGAACGTATTCGTTTGATTATTATGAAGGCACTAGGGGAGAAGAAAGATGGATAAGGAGCAAGACGATCTGACGCTGGTGTATATGTGGGCCTACAAGCAAGCCAAGGAAGAGTACAGGGATCGCATTGTTGAACTAGAAGCGGCGCTGCTGGAGATCACGAAAACTGCGCCGTTTGGACATCCGCAAGAAATTGCCCGCGCCGCACTAGGGGGAAAGAAAGATGACTGACAAAAAACCCGTCTACAAAAGCAATCCAGGCCAAGGGAAGAAGCCTATGATTATGCGGGCGCTGGCGCAGTCGGTTGGACGCAGAGCCCAGACTGTCAAGGTCACACTTCCTACGCTCAAGTCTATGGAAGAGAAGAAATGAGCGGCCCTCTTATCATTCTTGTCGGCTTCATCTATGCCTATGTGGCTGTGGACCAGTACATGAATGGTAACACCGGCATGTCCATCGCCTATGCAGGATATGCCTTCTCTAACATTGGACTATGGATGCTGGCAAAATGACTGGAGCCCAAATCATCGCAGCCGTCTTCGTCTTTCTTGTGCTGGCATATCTTGCGGCACTGGCAATCATTTTCGTATGGTTCTCGAAGGCAATGGAGGAGGACTGGGAGGATGGCGACCCCGGTCCCAAGTGGGGAAAAGATCATGACAGAGGAAGAGATTGAAAACCTGATCTACAGACTGGAAATCAGCGTCAGGAACGACTGGGGAGTGAGCAAAGATGAACGATCGCGAATGAGGGCGCTCATATATGAAAGCCGAGATGCAATCAGAATCCTATCAAACGAAAAACAGCAGCCCGTTCGTAAGGTTCCTGTTCGCCCAGATGCAGGCTGACGGAATCACAGAAGCTGAACTGGCACGACGCACTGGCATAGCACCGGCAACAATCCGAGGCTGGAAGACGCGCGTGACACCAAGGCTGATGGACATGGAAGCTGCTTTGAACGCCGTAGGACACGAATTGATTATCGGTGTACGGAGAGATTTGAAGCCTTCCGTAAACAATGTTGTCCAGCTACGTTTGGTCCGAGGTGACAAATGAAGTGCATGACATGCAAGTTTGCGACTGACAAAGACAAGGGCGCATTGAAGTGCCAACGCTTCCCGAAGGCGGTGATCGTTAGCCGGGAGTATTGGTGCGGTGAATATAATGAGGGGACCAATGAAATACGAACTGATAAAAGACCTACCGGCAAGCGACTATCACAAGATCGAAGCGTTCTCGGCGTCAACAGCTAAGATATGCCTGCGGTCTGCGGCTCACTTTGCGGCATCGAAAGAGACTGTCAAAGAGCCAACAGAAGCGATGAAGATCGGCACTGCTGTGCATACAGCTATCCTGGAGCCGCATCTGTTTGATAGTGAAATCGCTATAATGCCCAAGTTCGACAAGAGGACGAAGGCTGGCAAGGAAGGCGCGGAGCAATTCGAGAACGATAATGTCGGCAAGACCGTGATCGACTGGTATCAAGGCGAGCGGGTCAAGAGCATTGCCGAGTCTGTGAGGGGACATGAGTTCTTCAAGACATACGTCAGAGACGGGGATGCAGAGGCAACGATGCTTTGGGGGCAGTATGGCCTCCAGTGCAAAGCCCGTGTTGATTACCTTGCGGGTCGGACCATCTTCGATGTCAAAACCTGCCAAGACGCAAGTCCTGCGGGGTTCGCAAAGCAAGTTGCTAGTTTCGGCTACCACATGCAAGCGGCGCACTACGCGATGGGGTTCAAGCGTGTACGCGGTGAGATGCTGGATCGCTTCGTCTTCATTGCGGTGGAGTCAACTTATCCGCACATGGTCGGCATCTATACGCTCAACGTGGAAAGCCTGAAGGCTGGACAGACAGAACTTGGCAAGGCCGCCCGGATATATGCACACGCCATGAGCGAGAAGCCGGAACTCACCTACTCCAAGCGAGTGGTCGAGATCAGCATCCCGCAGTGGGCTATGCCTGAACCGTTCGAGGGCAAGTGATGGAACAGGCAAAGGTCATCGAGTTCATTGAGACTGAGCGCGTGAAGCAGGGCATCTCTCTGCGTCAGATCGGCAAGCTGTCTGGGCTGTC